GCTGAAGAGTGGGCCAAGCGGTTTTCCCGCCCTGGCGACTTCAGCAGGTCTGTTCTTCAGGCTTCTTCTTCTGCCACACTCGATTATTCTCGCGCCCTCGGTGGTCAACGCCGGGAGTTGCGAGCAATGGTGGATGCGTGGATGGACGAAGAGCCATCCAAGGACCTGCTGTCGGATAACTTTCCGACATTCAACGACCCGACTCGGTATACCAAAGTCGGCGAACAAAATCGCCAGACGATGGGTCCCAGTGCAACTCGCGGTACAGTCGAGTATGTCGTCAACATACTTGAAGACCCAGACGCTGAGCGTCAACGAGTTGCCCGTATCATTAGAGATTCTTCCCTTCGCGATTTGGCCGACTGGCCAGGTGACCTTCCTCTTCCCTGTGAAGCGGCAACTGTGTTGGAACGCGGCTACAAAGCCCGCATCGTCACAAAGTCGCCTGCGTTCGTGGTTGAGGCAGGGCACCTGGTCCGTTCTGTTGTTTGGCCGATGCTGTCGCGTGACCCCCGAGTCAAGGCTTCTCTTGATGGAGGAAGGCTTGAGACCGTTTTCAACGATCTCGCTTCTGATCCCCTCAAGGTTCCCATTGAACTCGGTAAGGTGGCGTTGGTATCGGCCGATTTGACAAAAGCAACAGACGGATTTTCTAGGTCGGCCATTTTCGCGGCTTGGGATGGAGTTTGCAGAGGGTGTTCTGCCCCCGAAGATGTCTGGCTTATAGGCCGACAGCTTCTGGGACCCATGAGCATCTCCTACCCAGCCGATTCCTCCCTGGAGAAAGTTGACTACAGTGAACGTGGTTGCCTTATGGGGCTTCCACTTTCCTGGTTCATTTTGAACGTCATCAATCTCTGGGCAATGGAATCGGCAGTGGTAGAGGTCGGCCATACCTTCGGCTTTCCCCGAAAGATGGTCAGAGACCTCGCACGCTTCAGTACGTGTGGAGATGACCTCGGCGGCGCTTTGCCGTCGAGAGCTCATGCTGGTTACGAAAGGAGAATTGGCGATGTCGGCTCCGGCTTGTCGGCAGGTAAGCATCTGGTCTCCATGCACATGTTGCTCTTCACAGAGCAAATGTGCTGGTTTAACCATGTTGCCACGTACCCGCCTGACTATACCTTGGGCCACTACATAAAGAAAGGTCCACCGTCCGAATGGTACTATGACACCCTTGAGGCCGACCATATGATTGACTATCTCCCTGTGAGATCCGTCATTCATCCTGGCCATTTCGCCGTCAAGAAGGTCATGGGTCCCATACGGTTTGAGCTCCCTTCTTGGTCCACTAGTGGACCCGCCATTTCTTCTGCTATCCCACATTGGGCTAGCTCCAGGTCCAGGGAGGTGGTTTCCTCCCTGGCTCGGATCTTCAGACCCGAGTGCCGG